GGCTAAGAACGCGGTAGCAAACCGCGACCCATCGGCAAGATATCGCCGATACTGAGGCGACATGGTGTCCCATTTACTGGTAACCATGTCCTTCGTTGTATATCGTACCGTCCTCTGCCTGAGAGCGATGCGATAGCCTCTAATGTAACCGCCTAGGAAAGCAAGGTGGGCTCCCGATTCATTGAGAGTCCTAGCTTTAACCTTGCCTACCCAGACCTGATTGACGATGATCTTACCGCTCTTTTTGAACTCGATGGTTTGAGCTCTGACACGGTATGCCCTATAGGGCACAATACCGTGACCCGGGGAATGGTATTTCCCGGAAGAACGGTAAACCTCCAAAGGAACATGGAGGCCAGCGTCATCTGGCTCGTCCGGAGGAACCATCACTGGCTCCCTCGGCGAAGAGGCCATCAAGGCCCCAACCAAGCCAGGCACTGGAATACCCGTAAAGGCAGTCCAGCGATTCAGGTTGTTGACAGCTACACAAAAGTCCTGAGTGGAGTGTAATTTCTTTATGTACACACCACGACACCATGCTCCTAAAAAGAAGTCATGACCACAGGACTCTCGGAACGGACCTTCAACAAAGGTCTTGTCGCTGTTGACACGGAAACCAAGGAGGTCCAGTAGGTGTAAAACCAACCGGGCCGCTTCTTTCACGACGATGATATCGTCACCGAAGACACCAAAGTTCCGGTCATCAGGACGCCCAAAGCCCTGGGGTTTAATCCCCAGATGCCTATAGGCGGTGACAACGACAGCGCTAAATATGGCCGTTTGTAAGGGGAATGTGAAACCGTTCCCCATAGTCGACACCATGTTTAGCTTCTCCACACTCCCATCCGGGAGTTCGACAGTGGGTGAACGAAAGAGCATAAGCCAGTTGAAGAAATCAGCTGGTAACACTCTCTTCGCCATACCCAAGGAAATGCTGTCGGAAGCTGACTTCAAATCAATGGTACAGAAACGACCATCGATTGAACCCAGCCGGGAGAGCTCGCCATTAATCTCGGCCTGCGTGCCATTCGGCCCGCGACCCAGATAGATACCAAAGAACCTAGACAACCGGTTCTCGAGTATCCTCCCAACTCCTAGCTGAAACCACATATTAACCGTGGGTTCAGTGGAGATGGTTCTGGCGACTGTCACGTTCTTGTTCACGAAGGATAGCTTGTTCCCTTGCACTAGAGCGGACCCATAGCGGTTCGAGCGCTGGTTTTCAGCGTCTTCCCACCTGGGATCTTGCGACACTAGTTTCTCCCAGCAAAACAGGAGAGACTCGGACGTAGCTGTGAGACGGGAATCGAACACTTTCGTGTACATGTCATCCCCCCGGGCGCCTCTCGACGCACCAGGACCCACACCCCCCGCAGCGAACACTTCGTTCACTGTAGAGAAGAGTGGTTCTGTCTTCCCCGGTCCGCGGTAATAAAAGTCGTAAAGGGTATTGGATACACCTTGTACGAGCTCATCATCGCGAACAGAGTTCCACCCCTTTGCAGACCATTCTGCACACAAAGAATTCGTGTGCAGAAACTCCCTAAGTGCCATTTCTGACGCTTCAGGAGAAGGTCGAGGCCTGTCATTGTACTTCTTGAACAGGCTTTGTAACAGAGCAAAGGCTTGCGCCTGTTGGACTGTTGCATCGGGCCAAAGCTTACTACCAGACGCACACATGCGTAACTGCGTAGGGCTAAGGATCGTGTCCAGGTCAGAAACAAGGGCTTGGTAAAGAGCAGCAGTCAAACTTGACATACAGTCCTCCAATCAGGTAAGAACATCGGCTTACGCCGACAGCTACATGACGCCTGAAACCACGGTATCTCCGATTCCGGAGGACACCTGGTTCAGGGCACCAATGTGCGCCGACAGAGCGGCCCGGAGATCTTCCGGGTCGACCGTGTCGGAGCCAGCCGGCACGGAGATTACCGTGTCGATTGTAGCGACGCGTGCAGCCTGCCCAGCGAGAGGGATAACACCCTTCCGCGTAAGCAGGCGGTACACGTTGTTCGGTACCTGGTTGGCAGCGAGCACGCCCGTGGTGGGATTGGGAATCCCAATCAGCCGAAGAATCTTCGGCCGCCAGAACGTGATCGTGAACGGACTCGAAACGGAGTGGGTAACCACGCCGGTCTGAGTCCCGCCGAGAGCAGTCACCGCCCACTGTTTGCCATTGGCATCAGGGGCGACGTCTGCCGTCAGCGTGTATGTCGGGCTTGTCAGGCCAGACTGCGCGGCCCCGGTAACGGGGCTCGAGATTGCAACGGACATGCTTATCTTCCTATGGAAAGGAACGGTTGATGAGATGGATTAGAGACGCGAGGCAAGACGCCTCGCTTCCGCACGACCATTAGCCAGTGCCAGTATGTTTAGCCACTTAACCGACTTAAAGCCGGGAATGGAGAAATCAAAACTGGGCATTGGCGCGGTGGTCTTTCGGACTCTATCCACAAGGGTAGTTGACAGCGACACGCTGTTGCCTCCACTGACATATTGGGGCCCGTAGGGTCCCATGGGGGCACATCTCAGTCCGTAAGCTCGGCTGGTGCGACAGTTTCTGACTGTACGCTGGCCCCAGGCGAAACTGACTTGTGAGATCGACCACGCATCCAAGACATTACCCACGTTAGTGAAGTAATCCACCAAGAAACTGTAGGGAATTAACTCCCATACAGTAGGGACGAAGTCCGACAAGGTAAGCCCCAATGTCATTGGGACTGGCATATCGTGGGATACCGTATGGTTTTTCCAACCGTACAAGTAATCCACGGTTACCTGATCGTTCGTTTCCAGATCGCAGGATGCGATCGGGAGCGGAACGGTTTGCCCTGCCGGAAGGCCCCAAGACACAGAAAAGTCTGGGTGCCTGTACACGTTTCCCTCCGCACCGCCGGTACCACGGATTCGAATGATTTCGAAGCCACGGCCTTGAGCGATTTGTCGGAAAGCGCGCCCTGCGTCGTCGAGATCGGAAATAAGCGGTCTAACCGCGTATTGCCACTCGAGCCAGGTGTCAGCTAAGGTTTTCCTAAGGTTGCGCATCACTTTCCGGTTGCGTACTGGGTGTCTCTTAAGGGTATCCTTAAGATGGCCCAGCATGCCCCGGTGAATTGATGCAACGCCCTTTCGGAGCGCCCGCGCTGGACTTGCAAATAGACGAGCAGTTTCCGCAATTTCACCGACAAACACGCCCGACTGGAATTGTCGGGTGCGCTTGCGATACTTCTTCACGAATTGCTGCGCCGCATTGCTGTCGGCCTGTGAAACCAGTGGAGATGCAAAACTAGGAAAGGGGAGATCGACCATCTGGTATAGGAGCACACCAGTGGCCCTTCCCCATGAACCTCCGTAACCCGGTCCGGCTTGCGCCTCGCCGTAACGGAGCTTCCTAGCAGTGCGAGTCCCATGCAGCTCCGTAGTGGCCGAAAGGCCACGACGGATACGGTCAGCAAAGTCCGGGAAATTGGACTCAGTGATCCGCTGCTCGCTAGCGTCAAAAGTACGTCGAACTGATCCACTTTTTGGAGATAAGACACCGCTGGTAAATTGCTCACCAGAGTAGCTTATCCCATACTTATAGATCTTCCGACTATTCTTCGTCGGCATCGCAGGACTCCTGGTTTAAGTGGGAGCTACCCGCACTTATAGGCCCCTGAGGGGACCGTCCACCAACTCTGCAAAGACTGCAGTTGCATTCTGGCACACCAGCAAAAATGTCTGGTGCGACAAGCCGCCTGCCCGGTACACTGGGACGAGGTAAAGACTTGAGCCAGTCTGCAAGAGAAGATACCACACAGCGACGACACACGAATGTGGCGTACCGAACCTCGCGGTTCGGGGGGATCTCATAGAGATCCTCGCGGTGGTAATGCTCATGGCAAAGCTGGCACTCGATCATCTCGAAGCTATGACGCCTTCGAGCGAGCGCCGGTTCGTTCATGACTATATCTCCTTTGGTTGGTTAGGACGGCCCC